CTATATTTTTGCTCCGGGGGGATATTTGGGGGGAGCAATGGGCATAACATAGTATTTAGAAACCACTTAATACTATGTCGGTCTCGGATGAAAGGAGGTGTCAACATGTCTGAACCGAAGAAGAAGTCAGGGGCAAGGCGGTCGCCACCTGCCAGAACTCCTGAGGCACGAGAGAACCAACTCATCAACATGGCGTTCGACCTAGCCGAGAAGCAGTTGAAGGATGGAACAGCTTCGGCTGCCGTCATCAGCGGCTTCTTGAAGCTCGGGTCTAGTCGTGAGAAGCTTGAGCAAGAACGTATTCGTAATGAACTAGAGTTGAATGAGCAGAAGATGGAAGCGCTCAAGGCGCAGGCCGCACTCCAGTCCGTCTACACGGAAGCACTGGAAGCCATGCGTGCTTATTCTGGCAACAGCTCTTCAACTGTGGTGGTGAATCCAGATGACGACTTTGGCGACTAGATCTTGGCAAGAGCTATCTCAGTTCGAGACCTTTGAGGAGCGCTTTGATTACCTTAACCTTGCTGGATACGTCGGAGAAGCCACGTTCGGTTACGATCGATGGATCAATCAGCAGTTTTACGGTTCACGAGAGTGGAAGCAGGTCCGAGAGTTTGTTATTCTCCGAGATGAAAGCTGTGACTTGGGAGTTCCCGGTTACGACATTCATCGAGAGATCCTGATTCACCACATGAATCCGATTACTCCGGACGCTATCACCCATCACGATCCCGATATTCTGAACCCAGACTTCTTGATCACCACGACTAAGCGTACTCACAATGCGATCCACTATGGCAATCGCTCCATGCTCCCAAAGAAGTATGTCGAGCGTAGTCGAAACGATACCACACCCTGGCGATAGGAGGTGACCAGCATGACCGACAGTATCCTTTTGAGTACAAAGGAGAAGCTAGGCCTCGCGGCCGACTATACAGTGTTTGACTCACAGGTGATTGACTTCATCAACAGCGCATTTTCTACTGTTGCTCAGATTGGTCTCGGTCCCCCCGAGGGTTTCATGATCAATGGTAACGCCGAAGAGTGGGACGATGTTCTCGTCTCTAATCTTCATCTTAACGGAGTCAAGGCTTATATTTTTCTGAAAGTTCGCCAGATGTTCGATCCCCCGACCACTGGTTACCACGTTACCGCCATGGAGAAGCAGATTCAAGAGCTTGAGTGGCGCCTGAACACATACAGAGAGGGGGAGCAATGGAGTCCACCACTAGTCCCGACGGAAGGCTTGTATCCGGAAGAGCCCTGGTAGAAGACACGCTTGAGCACTACGGCACCAAGGGTATGAAGTGGGGCGTTCGTAAGGCCGCCATTAAGCTCGCTACAGCCCAGGCTGATAAGGACATTAAGCTTCATAAGGATGCCCGCGACAACAAGGGACTTATCGGAAAAGCAGCATTGGCCGATAAGTATACCTGGGGTCGCAATGGTAAGTTCGAGGGCTATCACAACGCTCGAATCGCCGAACTTGAGCGTTCTCGCGAACGAATCCAAAACGGTGAAATGCTTACACGAACAATCTTGTTCGGCACTAAGTATTCGAAGGGGTAGGAGGCGCTATGAGTGACGACATGCAGGAAACCGTTGAATCAGGCGCCGATTTTCTCGAACACTATGGCATCAAGGGTATGAAGTGGGGCGTTCGAAAGGATCGTTCTGGTGGACGAGACCAAAAGGGCGTTGGCTACGTGGTCAAGCCTGGCAAGGGAATCGTAAAGACCACTGGCGGTAAGGGGCACATGCCCACCGAAGACGCCGTTCGTAAGGCTGCCACCAAGCAGAAGGCAAAGGCTAGCTCAACCGACGCACTTAGCAACCAAGAACTCAAGCAGCTTGTCGAGCGAATGAATCTCGAACAGCAGTATAAGAAGCTTTCGGCACAGCAGTCAACACAAAGTGCTGGGGCCAAGTTCATCAAGGGCATGATTAAGAGCGAAACAGATTCCTTGCAGAAGGGCAAGCTCGGCCCAGTGACCGCAATTGTTGTCGGCGGACTAACTACTTTGCTTGCTGCAAAGGTAGGTGCTTCGGCGGGAGCTAGTTCTGCAGCTCGTAATGCTAGCAAGGCTGGTGGCAAGGTCGTTGTCGGTAAGGTTTTGAGTTCGTCTACGAAGATTCTTTAAGTTAGAGAGGAGGGTTAGATGCTTTCAAACACAGCGACACCAATCTACTATGGAATGTTCCGTGATGCAGTTCTTCGCGGTGATATTCCCGTGTGCCGTGAAATCTCAATGGAGATGAATCGCATCGATGCCCTCATCGCTAACCCAAACATCTACTATGATGACGAAGCCATTAACGGTTTTATTCTGTACTGCGAGAATGAGCTAACACTCACGGACGGAACCGACCTACATCTACTCGACAGTTTTAAACTTTGGGCCGAGCAGATCTTTGGTTGGTATTACTTCGTAGAACGTAGTGTCTATGAGCCATATCCTGACAACCATGGCGGCCAGTACGTACAGAAGACAGTCAAGAAGCGTCTAACCACAAAGCAATACCTGATCGTTGCTCGTGGAGCAGCTAAGTCCATGTATGCTGAGTGCATTCAAGCATATTTCTTGAATGTAGACACTTCGACAACACACCAGATCACTACGGCACCTACGATGAAGCAGGCAGAAGAGGTAATGTCTCCTCTTCGCACAGCCATTACGCGCTCGCGCGGGCCGTTGTTTAAATTCTTGACTGAGGGTTCGCTTCAGAACACCACAGGCTCTAAGCTCAATAGAGTTAAGCTCGCCTCAACCAAGAAGGGCGTGGAGAACTTCCTAACTGGATCTCTCCTGGAGGTGCGCCCAATGGCGATTAACAAACTACAGGGTCTAAGGCCTAAGGTTTCGACAATCGACGAATGGCTTTCCGGAGATCTAAGAGAAGACGTTGTTGGTGCCATTGAGCAAGGTGCATCTAAGCTTGATGATTGGCTCATTGTCGCTATATCCTCGGAAGGTACGGTCCGTAATGGTTCTGGAGACACCATCAAGATGGAGCTTCAGGATATTTTGAAGGGTGAGTACCTTGCTCCGCACATCTCGATCTTCCACTACAAGTTGGACGAGATTGAGGAAGTTGCTGACCCGTCAACATGGCTTAAGGCCAACCCGAATCTTGGTTTGACTGTCACTTATGACACGTATCAACTCGACGTTGAGCGTGCGGAGAAGGCTCCTGCCTCTCGTAACGATATTCTCGCCAAGCGCTTTGGTATTCCCATGGAGGGATACACCTACTTCTTCACGTATGAGGAGACGGTCCCACATCGTCAGCGTACTTACTGGCGTATGCCCTGTGCACTTGGCGCAGACCTCTCTAAGGGTGACGACTTCTGTGCTTTCACATTTTTGTTCCCCCTTGGTGGGGATGCATTTGGCGTCAAGGCTCGAAGTTACATCACCGAACTCACATTGATGAAGCTGCCCGCAGCAATGCGCTATAAGTACGATCAGTTCGTCAATGAAGGTAGCCTACACGTGCTTCCGGGAAATGTTCTGGACATGATGATGGTCTATGACGACCTTGAAGCGCATATTTTGTCATGTGAGTACGACGTACGTGCTTTTGGTTACGACCCGTACAACGCGAAGGAGTTTGTGACTCGGTGGGAAGGCGAGAATGGTCCTTTCGGAATTGAGAAGGTTATTCAGGGAGCTCGGACTGAGTCTGTTCCCCTGGGTGAGCTAAAGAAGCTGAGTGAACAACGACTTCTCTTATTTGACGAGGACCTTATGTCGTTCGCTATGGGTAATGCCATTACGTTGGAAGACACTAATGGTAACCGCAAGCTGTATAAGGCACGTCAAGAGGACAAGATCGACAATGTGGCGGCGTTGATGGACGGATACGTTGCATACAAGGCCAACAAGGACTCTTTTGAGTAACTCAACGATTGCAGAAAGGAGGTGACTCGGTGACGAGACCATCGCAAGTATTAAAGCACGCCTGGAATGTGTTTAATGGCTCAGAGGTCGACCGAGGTAACATTGGACCTTCGTCTGGTAACTTCGGCATTCGGCCTGATCAGAATAGATTTCGTCTTTCTAGTGAGCGATCTATCATCTCTTCGATTTACACACGAATTGCTATTGACGCAGCGTCCGTAGCCATTCGACATGTTCGATTGGACGATCAAGATCGCTACATGGAAGACATCAACTCTAAGTTGAATCTATGTCTGACACTAGATCCAAACATTGATCAGGACTCACGAGCTTTACGGCAAGACATCATCATGACCACACTCGATAAGGGTGTTTCTGCAGTCGTTCCGATTGACTACTCCGTTAATCCATCAACCAGTGGTGGCTATGACATCGAAACGATGCGAGTCGGCGAGGTTGTTGCTTGGTATCCCGAACATGTGACTGTCAATCTCTACAATCAGCAGCTCGGAACCAGGCAAGAGATTACAGTTCCGAAGAAGCTTGCCTGTATTGTAGAGAATCCGCTTTACGCGGTAATGAATAGTCCTAATTCAACGCTTCAACGGTTGATGCGAAAGCTTAACCTTCTCGACGCAATCGACGAACAGTCTGCGTCAGGTAATCTGGACTTGATTATCCAGTTGCCCTATGTGATTAAGTCGGAAGCACGTCGACAGCAGGCTGAACAGCGGCGAGTGGACATTGAGAATCAGCTCAAGAACTCCCAGTACGGCATTGCGTACACCGACGGAACCGAGAAGATCACACAGCTAAACCGTCCGGCCGAGAACAACCTCCTTAAGCAAGTCGAGTTCTTGACCGAGATGTTGTACAGCCAGCTGGGTCTAACCGCCGAGGTAATGAACGGTACGGCAGACGAGCAGGCTATGCTTAACTACCACAGCCGAACCATCGAGCCACTTGTTTCGGCAGTAACTGCAAACATGGAGCGGAAGTTCCTCACTAAGACTGCTAGGACTCAAAAGCAGGCTATTAGGTACTTCTCCGATCCATTTAAGCTTGTTCCTGTCACTCAGCTAGCTGAGATTGCAGACAAGTTTGTTCGGAATGAGATTGCAACTAGTAATGAGATGCGTGGCGTCGTTGGTTGGAAGCCTTCGAAGGACCCAAAGGCTGACAAGTTGATTAACAGCAACATGCCGCAACCAGCAACGGAAAAGCCGCCAGTTAATCCGGCAGCTCAACCACAACCAGAAAGCGGCGACAAGGCCGTTGACCACTAAAGGAAAGGAGAACTGTCAAAATGGAAGCAGATTTTTCTGGCTACGTTACCAAGGCAGGACTCAAGTGCGCTGACGGCCGAACGATTATGCCGGATGCGTTCCAACACATGAACGGAGAGATTGTTCCGCTCGTGTGGCAGCATGGTCACGGAGAGCCAGAGAATGTTCTGGGTCACGTGAAGCTTGAGCATCGTGCCGATGGCGTGTATGGTCATGCATATTTCAATGAAACGCCTAAGGGTCAGCACATGAAGCTGGCCGTTCAGCATGGCGACGTGAATGCTATGTCTATTCACGCTAATAGGCTCGTGGAGCGATCGAAGCAGGTCTTCCACGGGATCATCAATGAGGTCTCCCTTGTTCTTCGAGGAGCCAACCCGGGTGCGCTGATCGACTACGTTCGTGTAGCACACTCCGACGGCTCGGTTGAGACGATCGAGGATGAGGCAATCATCTACACCGGCCTTGAGTTCAGTCACTCGGGCGGAAAGGCAGAACCCGTGGAAACCACCACAGAGCCTGTCGTCGAGCACGCGGACGACAAGACGGTCGCCGAGATCTACGATGGTATGACCGATGAGCAGAAGGACGTCCTTCACTACATGGTCGGTGTCGCAGTAGAGCAGGGCGGCGAAGTGAAGCAGTCTGCTACCGAGGCAGACGAAACCAACAATGGCGAGGGTACCCTCGAACACCAGGAAGGTTCAGAAATGACGCACAACGTCTTTGAGACGCACGGCGGCACCGGTGCTCCGGCCCCTCGCCCGGCTCTCACGCACGACCAGCTGAAGTCGATTGTCGACGACGCTGAAAAGTATGGTTCGCTCAAGGAGTCGTTCCTCCAGCACGCGCAGGAGTACGGCATCCAGAACATTGACATCCTGTTCCCGGACGCCAAGACGGTTGACGGAAACGCCCCCCAGTGGGTCTCCCGTCCGATGGATTGGGTCCCGAAGGTCCTGAATGGTGCGAGCAAGA